AACCAGTTGTTCCAGCAGTTGCTACTCCACTTGCAAGGTCAATAACAGGAGTTACGCCACCTGTGCTGGTTATACGACCAGTAGTTCCACTTACAGAATTAACATAAGTACCTGCGGCTTGTTTGCCATTAAAGGTATTCCAATCCGTAGAAGTCAGATAACCGCTTACAGAAGTCGTAGCGGCTGGCATCGAAATAGCAGGGGTTGTGCCACCACTACTAACTACTGGAGCTGTACCTGTTACGCTTGTTACAGTACCTAGATTACCTGTAAGCAATACTCCATTAGCTGTTACTGTGCCAGTTGTAGTCAAAGCACCTGTGCTAGACAATTCCATTAATTTAGTTGTGGCTAATCCAGCATTAAACCATTGGAAACCATCGCCACCAAAGTCGCTAAAACGACCCCATCCAGTAGCGTAATCCATCACTAGGCCATCAGTAGGGGATGAGCCTGTAAATGTACCTGTAATAACAATACCAGCAGAAGAAGTTACATTAGTAAGTCTAGTAACATTGGCTGTTAATACATCAAAACTACCATCTCCAGCAGTTGATTGACCAATAGCTACTGCGTTTAATGAACCACCTGTAATTGATACATTGCTTGCATTTTGGGTAGACATTGTGCCAAGACCACTAACTTGCGTATTTGCAATAGCAATAGTTGTATTGGTTGCGCTAGTGATTTGACCTTGTGTATTAACCGCAATGACAGGTACTGAGCTTGCAGAGCCATAAGTTGTGGCAAATACGCCTGTAGTTGCAATAGCTAATGTACGGTTAGCAGATAGGTCACCACCACCTGTAAGACCTGTGCCAGCAGTAATAGTACGACTTGTTGGGACTGTTCCGCTAATGTCAGTCTGAGTTAATACAACTGTACCTGTATAGCCGTTTACGCTAGTTACTGCGTCAGTATTGTCAATCTTCTGCCATACAGAGCCGTTAAATACAGCCCAATCACCGATTTGCCAGTCAGTAATACCGTTTAAATTAGTTGTGCCTGCAACGCTTACAACATAGTAATAACCCTTAGTTCCAGTTGAGGATGTAAGTGTAGGGCTATTTGTGTTTGCATTCCAAGCACCTTGATAGTTTAAATCACCTAGTGGTGGAAGTTGAGAAAGTGGTACTTGCCCACCAGAGTCAAGTGTAGCTACTCCATTAGCAACACCAGCATCTAAAGAAGCGGCAGTACCAACGCCGACTAAAGTATGAGTAGCGTTCCAATCACTAGGGCGTACAACAGATGTGTCTGTTCCGTCAGGTATTGCCGAAACCTTACTATGGGTGACTGTAATAGTCATTAATGTACTCCTACAATTTTGCCGTTTTCGTCACGCAATACAGTTTTAGGTCTGTTGTGCTGTTGGTTGATTGTATCTACTAAAGCAGCAATAGCTTGTGCCATTTGGTTATTTCCTTGACCAATAGCGTTAGCAATAGGTTGCATAGGATGTTCTTGCGCTTTGACATATTCTTCTTCAGTCAAATAAGCCTGTGCGCCATCGTCATCTTGTGCGCCAATTCTAGCAACTTCAATTTTTGCGCCATTGTTGATGTGAGCTAACAAGACCTGAGTGTTTCTCTCAGTCATCATTTTCATTTGGGCTACTTTAAGTTCCATATCCCTATCTGCTTGATTTCTTTGCTGTTCTAACTGGAATTTAAGCTGATTCTCTTGGGCTTGGTACTCTTGTTTGGCTTTTTCAAGCTGCATTTGACCTTGTAACTTAGCTTGTTCAACCTGGGCTTGCATTTGAATCTGTTGCATCTTCGATTGGTTGTCCATTTGCGCCTTCTGAATCTCAGGAGGAGGAGGTTTAGGTTGGCCTTGTGATTTTTGTGCAGTTACACGCAATTTATCAGCAGTTTCGTCAATAATGCCCTCTAATTGCTTGCCTGCTTTAAACGCAGTAACACCAAATTTCAGCATTTCAAGCGCCATAGGTGCTAATTCAGGTGCGTTTTGTACCATTGGTACTGCTTGGGCCATAAATCCACCGACTGCTTGCAAGAAAGCCATTCTATCGGCTTTTTCTTGCTGTTCGTCTTGGTAAATCATCGAATCAGAGGTGACTTCTATGCGGAAATTTTTACTAGCTTCGTTTCTTAACAGTTCAATAGCTTGCGGAATCAGTTGTTTATCTTCATCAGATAACTGCATAGCGCCAGAAATCTTAACTAGCGTGTCATAAGTAAAGTGATTGCAGATAATCTGCGCTTTAATAGACAACAGAGATGTTGCAAAGTCTACGACTGCGTGTTGCTGAGTCTTTAAGCGACCAGCAGCGTTGTTAGACTTGATAATCTGTGCGCCAAGCGTGTCATTAGGGTCTGATTGACCTCTTTGAATGTCAGAAATACCCATTAACTCGTAGATTTGATTCTTAACTTGTTCCATTGCTTGATAACAAGCCATTAAAGCAGTCGAGAATGGGGCTAAGTCTACTAAGTCAATAGCGCCTTTCATACCTTGCTTTTCAGCAAATGCCATCCAGTTACTTACTGGAATCATCGTGTTATTTTCGCCTTCAGAGAATAGGCGTTGTAACTCGCTTGCTGAAGCGTCATATACACCACGCACTTTAAGGGCGTTAATCAAGCCATCTATGCGGTCACATAGCGTGTCTAACTCTCTAGCTTGGTCTTGATAAATAGTAAAGTCAGGGATTGGCTCTAGGCTATCTGTAGTCAGAGTTGCATATAAAGGCTTTGGACAAGGCCAAAAGTTCTCTAATCCTAGTGGGTCATCTCTTTCGTCAACAATCTTGCCTAGTGACTTAGAAATCCATAATACTTTGCCTGTTTCTTTATCCCAGACTTCATAGATAACGGCTTCATACACTCCGTCATCTGACTTGTAAGATTGTTTTAAGTCATCAGGCTTGGTATCCAATGGGATTTTATGACCCATTTCTTCGCCAAATCTTTCAACCAAAGCAGGGCGAGACATATAGACTCTGCGCCATACTGCGGTGACTTCTTCCCAAGTGCGAGCAATAGTATGACCAAAATCACGCCAATGTACATAATCTACTGGGCAACATTCGTACTCAATGCGCTCTTGATTCTCTGTTTCTGTAGCGTCAAGCGTTTCAGCTTCGTCAGAATCTTCAGTTACTTCTAAGCCGTCATCCGGCTCGCCATCTTCTTCGCCTACAATATGAGGCTCATAACGCACCCAAGCTACACCACGACCACCTAATAATCGGTCTAATACAGCGTTATTCATGGCTGATTTATAGTCACCATAGTGCTCAATCTCAAACTCTAAGGCTCTCTCAAGCATCATAGAAGCTACTCTGCCAATAGGGTCATTATCCCTAAATCTACGGCTTACATCAGGTCTAGGGAGTCTAGCAAAGATAGCAGGTTGAATTGTTTGGACATTTGACCAGAGGATATTAAACCTAGCATTAGGATTGCGGTCATAGCGACTGTCATCCTTATACTTCTTTACTATGCGGTCTACTCTAGCTTCCCAACGCTTATAAGACCTTTCGTAACCCATGATACATTTGTACCAAGACTCGTATGAGTGTTTGCTATCTTCTTTTTGCATTAAATTCTCCTGTTGGTAACAGTTTGTTGCTGTGACCACAATTCTTTTAAAGTTACATCTGTTTTGCCTACAAATACACCTCTAATCGAGTCATCTTTCGAGGGTAATTTAGCTTCTTCTTTCCAGGCAATACTTAGCATCCTAAATGCGTCTGCACCATGAGAAGTCCAATCATGTCTAGGTTTATCCCTAAACACTTTCTTATCTTCATCGTACTCACGCTGATACTGCCTTAAACATTCAATGCCATCCTCGCATTTATGGTCAAACCAAGCCCTAGTTAATGCTAGTCGTGTAGCTTGTATTCCATCTTGCAATGACAACATTGGTACAATTTTCATTGATTTTAACGCAATTTTGTCTGAAAGTTGCTCAATTATGCTTCTATTTGACGCTAAAGTCTTTGCACGAGCATCATGGGGTAAATAATGTGTACCATACACATAGCCTCTTTCTGCTTCTCTTGACTGAATAATTCCAGCGTAGAAAGCGACTGGTTGACCATTACTTGAGTGATAGTCAAGCATACGAATCTCGCCATGCACTACTTGAAACCACCATATAGCTGTGTCATCTGAATATCCCAAGTCCCATGCTGTATGCACAGGAAACATAGGGTCATATTCAATATCAATGATTCTGCCTTGGTCAGTAAGCTGGCGCATCTCCTTGCCGTAATATGCCCCTAGGATTGCGGATTCAAAGTCACACTCAAACTCCTGGAGATATTGGTCTTGAGTCATAGACTTAGCAGCATCGTCTAACTCAGATTGTGGTATTAACCCTGTATTACTAGCCCTTAAGGTTTTGGCATACCAATCATGGGAGTTGGTGGCTGCGGAATAAATGTCCCAGAAGGCATTATGACCCTTGGGCGTACCAATGAAAACTGCCCAACCGAGTCTGTCTGCCAACAAAGGCCGAATAATCTCGCCCCAAATACGAGGGCGCATATCTGCATACTCATCTAGGACAATCCCATCAAGGTATAGACCACGTAAAGAGTCAGCATTATCAGCACCAAACAACCTAATCCTTGCGCCATTTATTAGTTCCACCCATAGTTCAGATTGATTAGCTTTAGCCATTACAGGCTTACTAAATCTTAATAGGTAGTCCCAGGCGATATTCTTGGCTTGGCTGTAATATGGTGCAACATAAGCGTAGCGACCATCTTCTTTGCCCTCAATTAGTGCCTTGTAGATTAATTCATTAATGCAGCTAACAGTCTTACCGCAGCGTCTATGTGCGACTATGACTGCCCAACGCTGTTCTCTATTGTGGAAGTCCTCAAATACATCCCTAGGCTTATAGTCTAGTTCAATCTCTATTTCTTCCAAGACACCACCATGCGTTGTGGGGCTTTCTCGTCGCCTACAACTTCAGTCCTAGCTAGTTTAGGTACATGGTATTCCATGACAGTCTGTAACATACCAAAGGCTTTTTCAGGATTAGGTGCGACTATGTATTTACCTTCATCGTTTTGTATGCCGTCAGCAACGCTTTGGAGCCATTCTTGCATTTTGTGGGTGTTACCATCAACAAACTTGGCAATCGCTTCACGAGCCATCGTAGTGCTTTTATTAGGCACTCCTGGCTTTCTACCCACATTTAAATTAGGGTGTTCGGTATTTTTCGCTACTTTTTTATCCATATAATCTCAAGTAATTGATTTATAAGGGTTTAATTCTACTACAGTTTTTTAAGCAATGTCAGCGTCATGTAGCTTATTCATAGCTTTAGCTAACTTCTCTTTACGCTTTAGTCTATCGTTAATCTTCTTATTCAGAATGTCTTTATCGCTACCAATATTCTCTTCTTGCTTACGTTTATCTTTTTTGCCGACTACGGATGGTAGGTTAAACATTACATCTCAGCTTTCTCAGTCTTTTTAGACTCTTTCTTGGTTTCGCCTTTTTCTTCTGTGCCAGCCATGTGCTTAGCATAAGCAGCTTCTAGCTTAGACTTTACTTTACCTCTAGCATGGGTGCGCTGTTCGGACAATGCAATCGCCAGGGCTTGCTTCTTAGGCTTTCCTGCGGCAACTTCTGTTTTGTAGTTTTTGCCGACTGATTGAGCCGAGCCTGATTTGTCCATTGGCATGATGCTTCCTTACTTGAGGTATTTGAGTTTGTAAATGGTTGAATCTATTAACTGTTGTATTTCTGCAACAATATTAACCAATTCTTGTTCTTTGGGCAAATCATTATTAGCTTCTTTTACAAAATTCTTTAATGATTCAAGGTATTGCAATGGTTCTTTGGGCTGGTGATATACGCTAGGAAATACTTTAATCTGTTCGTAACAACCCATATAGGCTTCTACATAGTCATCTATGAGTTCAATGATTTCATCGTAAAAGTTGCCCAATGCTTTATGCTTTGAGTAAGAATCTGTTGACCAATGAAAGAAATGAGTATTAGTGCTGCTATGCAATAAAGTAGCGGCAAACATAGCAACATTTTTGGTTTCATTCATAAAGACTCCGTTTCGTACAATTTTAATACATTAATTGCTTCTTCGCATGAATTTACCCTATGTAATGGCCCACCTTGCCAGCCAGCAAATAGCTTAATTTGTAAAGGGGTTAGCTTCTTGGCTTCCCCATCCTTGACTTCAAGTAAAATAGTTTGGTCGTTATAGCAAACCATTAAATCCGGTATTCCACCGCCTTGTGTATGCAAATGAAATACTTGCGCCCCATAATCTCGTAGTGTTTTCACAACAAAGACTTGATTCTTATCAACTTTTTTCGCAAATGCCATAATTGTATGTTAGTGTCGTTTAACTTGTTAAGGGGAATTTAATGTACCATTTAAGCGATGAAGAGTGGATTGCAACTTGGAAAGAATGTGGCTCAGCCGTTGTAATGGCAACAAAAATAGGTGTTAGTCAGCGTTCAGTATATAACAGAAGAAGGTCAATAGAAGCAAGGCATAAGATTGAATTGCCTTCAGTAGATGACCAGCGTTTTGACCAGTTAAAGAAAATCGCCCAAACTACAGGACATACTCGTAGGGGTATGGATATAGAAAAAGGCAGAGTCATTGTCTTTAGTGATGCACACTTTTGGCCTGACGATACCACCACAGCGTTTAAAGCCCTCTTAGAGATGATTAAAGAGTTTAAGCCTACGGCAGTAGTTTGTAATGGCGATGCGCTTGATGGGGCTAATTTAAGCCGTTTCCCACGCCAAGATTGGAATAAAGTACCTACTGTCAAAGAAGAATTAGAAGCCTGTCAGTATTACTTAGGTGAAATCGAAGCAGTTTCTAAAGGGTCTAAGTTGTTTTGGCCTATGGGCAACCATGACCAAAGACTTGAAATGTCTATTATTGCTAATCTTCCTACATTTGAGGGTGTGTTTGGTACTTCATTGCGGGATTACTTTCCTATGTGGCAGCCTTGTTGGTCATTTTGGGTAAATGAAGATACTTGTATTAAGCATCGCTGGAAAGGTGGCTGGACTGGTGGGCGTAACAATGCAGTCAATTCTGGTGTGAATATGATTACCGGACATACCCATGTCTTATCTTCTATTCCATTTAATGATTACAACGGCACACGCTGGGGAGTCCAGACTGGGACTTTAGCTGACCCTATGGGGCAACAATTTGCCTATACTGAGGATACCCCTAAAGATTGGAATAGTGGTTTTGTAATGCTATCTTTTGACAATAGCAAAATGCTTCAGCCTGAGATTATTCGTATATGTGGTGAAGATGCGGTAGATTTTAGGGGTAAGGTGCATAAAGTATGAAGCTGACTACTCCAATCCTTCGTAACTTTTATAATGCCCTGGTTGTTTGCCATCCATTTACTAAATGGGATATGCCATTAGCAGCCCAAATAGACTTTGTAGTTGATTCAGATGACGCTATTATGGGTAGCTATATGTATGAAGATGGGGAAAAGTATGAGCATACTATTACTATTTCATCGGCAAAATGTGGGCATATATCGACTGTAATTCGAGTCCTCTGTCACGAAATGGCACATTGTAGTTTTCATCGGCAAAAAGGTGACAAATGGTTACAACATGGCAAACCATTTAGGACTCGTTGCAAGATGATTTCTGACGAATTAGGTTTTGACCCACTTGAGCTTTAATCAGCTTTTCTAATTCCCTAGCGAATCTATAGCGTGTTTGCCATTCATTAGCGGAAGCAACGCCTCGTAATCCTAAAGAATACCAAGCGTTTTCAATTTCTTCATCTGTCAACTCAGCACTATCCATAGTGCAATTAAAGGTGCGAATAGCACGAATACACCAAAATATAGCAAAAGGTCATTCACTCATTGACCTTTCCAAGTCTTTGATTGACTCGTTCCAGCAACTCCTCCTCGGTAACGCCCCATTTATTTGTAAAACCTTTGTGACCCAATCCGTGAACACCGGTGTTTCCACGATGGTGTTCTGGGCAAAGTGGCACGACAGGGGATGTAGACCGTTTAGTTCCATACCTTCTAATATGATGGAGTTCTGCCGGAGTGCCTTCAAACCCAAGGATGGAGGAACAGAGAATACATCCGAGTTCTGCAATCTTATTAAGTGCGTTCTTTTCACTTTTTGTAGCCATCAGCTAGTGCGTACCAATCTCTATAAAATTGTTTAAAAGACTCAAATCCTATTCCGGTCTTAACAGGTTTACCTTCAGGTGTAAGTAACCAGTATGAATCTATTATAGTTTCAGTATCAGTATTGCCATAGATAATAACCACCATAAAGCTAGGTTTAGCAGCAAGAGCTTGCAACATAATTCTTTGTCCATTGCTGACTTTCTCGCCTGGGCGTTTCCATTCCAATATAAGAAACTGACCATTGCGCTCTGCAATACCATCTACATTGCTAGGAACAAACGCAGGATTTGCGGAGATTAAGCCTTTAAAATCCGCATAGTCAGTATGCGTGGCAAACATATTACGCATTAGTTTAACCATTGTTTTCTTATCTGGTCATAAGTAGCAAATTCTAATTTAATAGTTTCTTCTGATAACTCATGGGCTAATTGTGTAGCTAATTCATAATCACATTTAAGCGTAGCGTTATGGTAAGATTTCATAAGTCTTTGAAGTTTAAGGTAATTTTCTGAATAGTCATTCATCGTGTCATTCTTTCAATGTTTCTATTTGATGCTTCTTGTGTGCGCCAGGCTTC